AATATATAACTCGATGAAATTCCGTTTATGAATAAATACGTCAATAGTTTTTGCGAATCGTTTTTCAATAATTTCATTAAAAATAAATGATACAACATATAAGACACCATTTCCAAACATGCATGACCTGATGTTTTTCTATTATATAAATTTTTGATCATTGTTCTCATATGTAAATAATATCTCCAATACAAGCTTACTAAACTGGTTGTTATAAATGGAAATAAGTAAAGTTGATACTTCAAATATCTTGACATAATAGCATTCATTTTTTTCGGTAAAATACATTTATTAAAAGCTACCAGTGGTAATGTTGCTAAATCTGGGTCTTTATTTTCATGTTGTGGTGTAGCATGATGACGATTATGCTGTGATCGCCACCATGAAGCACTCATACCACATCCAGCTCCATATATGATAATTTGTAAGAGTTTATCTATTTGAATATTTCCAGTAAATGAATAATGACCGGCTTCATGCATTAACCAACCACATCTACCACTGGCAATTCCAATTAACAAACATGAAAATAAGAAAAAACGATTATGTAGTATATAACCAAATAATATCATCGTGTAAATTTCCAATATTCGACATATTATTTCGCTGTATACGGTATCAAAATAACCGTTATTTTTTAATAATATAGTAAATCTCTCAAAATCCTTCGTTAAATCACTTCTTTCAAAGGTATCTTGCACTGGTCTACTCGGAAGGGTATTCAATATTAATTCCGCACGTTTGCTTTTCAAATGGAACTGATGAAATGCATTAGTTGCATCTTTTTTATAATATTTTATGATGTTTCCGCCTGGATGTTTGAACTTGCTCACATCGTATATTCTATTCTCGATGATGATCTCATCCATATATATATAATGTCATTTATTAATAGTTTTATATGTTAAAAAACAATATGTTATAAACATCCATAATGAATAATGCGGTGTATAATAAATATGAATGAAATTCTTATCTTTTATTTTACAAAATATCCATGTTGATATTGCTGTTACAGATGATAATATAATGATACTGTTATATAATCTTTCCATAAATGCTATAGGATGTATATAATTATATATATATTCTATTTATTTTGTATTGAAATAAGCTACAATAGCTAAAAAGAACCCGAAGAAATTTTTAGAAACAATGTCCAAAATATTATAACAAATATTCTTTTTTCTATACGGTAACAATGCAGATAATCCATATCCGGACCAAATGAGAACAAAAAAGGCCCATAAAATAGTTCCTGATGTCGTGAATTTAGCATAAACGAAATAAATGTAAGCAAAATAGATTATAAATGGAATGAATCCTGAAAAAACGGCTGTATATTTATCGAGTTTATTTGTTTCTGATAAATATCCAAAAATCAACATAGCCCAATTCATAATGAGAATAAATAGAAAACTATTTTTGTTGTTTTTGAAGGCATTTAGTAAATATTCGAGCGTCGTGTTCTCATCGTTCATTTCTAATACCTGATTTTGATTTTTCAAAAATTCTAAATATATAATTAATATGAACAACATACTAGGAGTTGTTATTACCCAATCATAATATCTATTTGGTGTGAGGTTTTCAATTTTTGTATAATAAGAAGCAGCCCATACATAAAAAGCCATTTCTATAAACTGCACGAGAACTTCTATGGATAATAACCCTTTTATTAATTTTACGTCACCTACATATCGAAACGTAAGTGCATAAATATCTACCAAAGTAGATATAATTTGCACAATCAAAGATGTATTTATTGTGGTCTTTAATAAATCGTTTTCTTTTTCCATTATATATATATATTATATATGGTTTCATGTTGTAGTCATAATAAAACTACTAAAGAATGTTCTCGAAAAAGTGATAAAAAGGTGTTTTCATTACCACGTAGGTTCTCGCGAAAACAATGTAAAAACCCTCGGGGGTTCACCATGCGTTCTTCATGTGCTCCTTACAAAGATTGCGCTAAAGGTGGAAAGCAAAAAAAAAGAAATAAAAATAAAAGCTATGCAAAATATTAGAAAAAATAATATACGTATAATAATATGTATATCATCGATAAATTGTTTTTAACACATCCGCGTAATGTTCATATGTCTTATTTACAACATATGTGTTTTTCTTGTTCTCTTAGTTGCTATTTTTGTTTAGGTTCGTGTCAGGCGTGCATTCACGGCTGTTGTCCTTTTTTATTCGAAACTTCGTCGCAAGATTGTGCTTATAATATTTACAATTTAATCAAAGAACATCGTTAAGAACTAGGTAAACTGGCTAAACATAACTTCATTGTGCCTAGACTAGCGACGTCATATTTCACGATAAGAGGCAAGTCGTTTCCAATGTATATTTCCAAATTCGAACAAAGTGGAGTACACTTGATAAAATGACTCAAGCTCTTTAATGAAAATTCTCCCTGAACAACAACAGATGCATCCGGTTTATTAATAAAATTCATATTTCCATCAGATTCGGTTCTATAAATGCGAGAACTTGCAAAGTTTCCATCACAAGAAAAAATCAAGTCATTTCCAACGGATTTTATTTCAATACGATCGGAAATACCGTTCATGTCCCTAATGATTTTTTGAAAATCCGTTGTCGGCATATTAATCACAGTGGAATATTCCACATCGGGCATTTCAAGTTCTTCTGTGTCCGGGTCAATCAATCGCAGCTTTTGAGTATAAAATTGCTTAATATCCCCATTTTCATATTGTAAGCCCAAATGTGAAACTACTCCATCGTGATAATCACAATTGTCTATATAAATGGACAATGTGTCGTCATTCGACATGGTAGAAATTAGTTTGAATAAATGAAGCGTATTTGCACATACAACGATTTTATCCGGATCACATCTATAATGTTCAAATTTATTGGCATGCAAGAGAACATTCACTAAAATTGTATGTGTTTTATCAAAATTAATAATTTTCATTCCTTTATCCGTGAATGTAATAGATGCATCAGTCAAAACATCTTTCAATGCTGTAATCATATTTCTTATTGGGGATACTTGGACACTTTGAATTTCTAATACACGGTCTTTATTCATAATAATAAATATCGCATTTTTCGTTTATATTCATTTTTATAAAAATATAAACGCAGTCAATTAAAGTTTTTTCTTTGTTTTACCACAATTACGTCCAATCTTTATACATCGTTTTTTCGCTAATACAAGTGGACGACTCATGGGTTCACAACCTTCTTCCAATTCTTTATAATCAATTGCCGATGCATTTCCTCCAGTTAAAGAACTTGCTAAACGAGCAAATCCCCATGAATGCGCAGTTTGATTCGGTCGACTACCTGAACTAAAATAAGCGCCTTCACCTTTCTTCACTATTTGGTTTAATGACTTTTCTGAACATCGAGTTTTTTTAGCAAGTTCGGGTATAGATACACTGTCTACATGATACATCTTCTTCAACTTTTGTATATGTGGACTTTCTTTTGATACAAAGGATTTCACTTTTGGGCGACTGTAATAAATACCTTTTTTATATAACTTCCTAGACTTATTCAAATTCTTTTTTTGCTTCAACTTATCCTTTTTTGATAACGTTTTGGGAATATATCGCAACGGCACTTTCATAATTTTAGTCAAATTCGCATATTCATTGTTCATCTAGTATAACATCATAAAAAAATATGTAACCATATAATACATTTTTATAATACATTTTTATAAATTATTTTTTACACATACAGAGCCAACATGCTCTGACTCAACCCCTCTTCACACTTAATCAAAACATCGACATCACTCTTTTTCACCGTAAATGGAAACTTCACATCTAGTTTTATTTCCTTACTAACAATAGTATTGTCTGGCTTTACTAAACGATACAAGTTCAACTTAGTATGAATGATTTCCAAGCACCGCTTCAAATTACGAACGCCTTCTTCGCGCTTTGTGAAGCCCTCTTTTGTTATAATATATTCCAACGTCTCGTCTGGAATGATGACGTCTTCAACAGAGAAATTCACTTGTTCGCGTATTTTCGGCAACAAATACTTATTTGCGATGATAACCTTTTCCTTTGTATTATATCCCTTTGTTTGAATATGATACATTCTATCCTTCAATATAGGATTGATCTTGGATTCGTCGTTATAACTAAATATAAATAAGCACTTGCTCAAATCAAATTCAATATCTGCAAAGAACTTATCATGAAACGATGAGTTCTGACTCGTGTCTGTCAAATGTGTCAATATACCGATGATTTCTTCACCCTTTGGTGTATCACTTACTTTATCCAATTCATCAAAGTAAATCACCGGATTCATAGACTTTGATTCCATCAATATTTGCACGATTTTACCCCACATACTTCCTTCATATGTATACGAATGACCTTCCAAGAAACTACTGTCACTCGCTCCACCGAGAGCAATAAATGCAAATTCTCGGCCAAGTATTTTACTAATACCATCTTTAATGAGCGATGTTTTTCCTGTTCCAGGCGGGCCTTTTACCGCAATGGCCGTTCCCAATGCAGATGGATTGGAAATCCATTGACCGATCATTTGTAAAATCTGCATCTTCGCATCATTCAATCCATATACACAAGTATCTAAATCAGCAATTGCACTATCCATGAATTTTGTGCATTCTTCAATACCATTTTCCATTTTTACTTCTAAATTCTTGTATTTGCCAAATGGAATTTTCATGAATGCATCTACCCAATTCTTGATTTTGTAATACTCGCTGTCAGTTGACTCCATCGACTTCAACAAATTCAACTTTTGCATTACTGTTCCCTTGTATTTGTTTGGAATGAGTGACTCCAATAGAGATAGACGATATGGCTTCACGACTTGGATTTGTTCATTGACAATTTTCAGATCGCCCATAATCTTCATTTGCTCCTTATTAGAGAGCTTCTTCTTGAAGTAATCCATTTCATTTGTCATCTTTTGCTTATGTGAGTTGATGAGCTTGTGATAATTCTTAGTATTCTTATTGCGCGCCTTTTTAACCAACTTCTTAATAGAATCTTTACATTCGTTTAGCGACTTCAACAAAGTCTTACTCTTGGGCTTTTCGTGCAATTTTTCCATGAAATACTTCTTCATATCAACGAGGTCCTTATATTCACTTTCAAATGTAACGTTTGATTGACTATCACTGTCTTCGCTATCCTTTGTTTTATTTTTCTTTGATTTGCTGGATTTCTTTTCCAATTCCTTGACTTGCTTCATTTCATTTGGTAGCTCCAAGGATTGATAAGATTCCTTCATAAATGTCTTTTCATCATCACTGTCACATTCTTCATTATCATCTTCCACAAGTTCATCATCTGCATCACCATTTCCAATACCTAAAATGATGTTGATTCTTCCACCATTATCATCATCATCTTCATCTTCAATACTTCTCATGTATTCTTCATATTCTTCATCACTATCCGACATTTCTTTTTGCTTCTTCTTTTTGTCTTTTTTATTTTTTCTTTGTCTTCTACTGCTTTTTTCCTTTACACGTTCATTCATATATTTAGAGGGAAATATTCTAGAAATTATTTTTTGTACTTCTTTTCTTGATATGTTTTCTTCTTCATCGTCTGAATTGCGATGTT